TGTTCGAGAAATGTATGCGTGGTGATACCAGTGATAATGTCTTCTCGGCGTATCCAGGTGTGCGTACTAAAGGTTCTAAAAACAAAGTTGGTCTTACTGAAGCGTTCGAAGACCGTAAAAGCCGCGGATATGCGTGGAACAATCTCATGCTTCAGAGGTGGGTCGACCACAATGGACAAGAACATCGTGTGTTAGAAGACTATCAGCGTAATGTACAGTTATGTGATTTAACAGCACAGCCCGCAGATATTAAAGAAAAGATTCAAGAAACAATTACAGCTAATGCGGTACCTAAAGCAGTAGATCAAGTAGGTATTCGTATGCTAAAATTCTGTAATGCATGGGATATGAAAAAGATTGCAGACAACATACAATCTTATGCAGAACCTTTCCAAGCAAAATACCCAACAACATATATTCAACTAGAGGATTAAAATGGCAAAATTAAACAAATTAGCAAAAGTAAATGAATCGATTACAATCAATCGTTACGACAACGCATGGATGGTGGAAATTGGTGGACGTGACAAGAAAGAAGATTGGAAGACTACTAAAACGGTCTGCAACACAGAAGAAGAATTAATTGTGTTGATCAAAGAATACAACACAATGGATTTGGATAATTAAGGAATAAATCATGGCAACTTGGACTATTAGTACATATTATAAAAAATCTTGTCAAGAAAATGAGTATTGGTCTCAAAAGAATGGTGATGGTAAAATTACGGTTGTTAATGGTTTCCGTTATGGCGAATGGACTGTAGAAACTACAGACGACAATCCTCCCGAGTTCGAGTTTGTAGAAGTACCAGGTGGAGATGGCAAGAAAGACAGTATCAATATGTGCGACTGTGAAGTCAATAATATCGAAAGTGTCGATCTTAACGAAATGTATGACGGCGGTTGTTGGTATGATGTTGAGATCGAAGGACTTAACGAAGAGGAAGAAGAAGAGATTCAAGAATTCATAGATGAAAATAGCATCTATGAATTAGAAGAACGCGAAGACGATCCATGGTACCAAAATGACACAGAATGGTGGGTTTGGGGACCAATCGAAATTAAAAATGAAGCAGGCGATACTGTTCGTATTATCTGTGCAGATGCTGACGGCAATGTCATAGATTTCGCAGAAGAATGAGAGATAAATACGTACATTACTCGGGTGCCGTCAGGGCCCAAGTAATATTAAGGAGAAAAATATGACAGTTATATACGCCAAGCCAATTGTGGATGGTAAATTTTGGATTGTAGAACAAGATGGTTCTAAAGTCGCAACATTACACAAAAAAGAAAACAATAAATTCGTACTGAGTAGTACTACAGGCGAAGTTATGTTTAACAAAAAACAGGACCTAACTAAACAGTTTGGAGAAGGATTTTTCCTAAATAGTCCTAAAGTTAAAGTTACACCAGCCGACCTAAACGAATGCCACGGTTTTGCTACAAGTGTTAAACCATACAATGCTATGTATGATGTAAGACGTAAATTACCATTGTTTACCAAAAGCAATGCCAGTAAGAGTTTGTATTGTGCAGGCTACTATGTTATCAAATTCAACAAAGGTTGGGTTAAAAGTTTTTGTCCTAAAGTCATTACACTCGAACGTAATGAATTCAAAGGACCATTTAAAACTGAGTTTGAAATGAAACAGGTACTTGCTAATGCAAAATCAGATTAATCTATCGCCTATTACACAATTCACTCAGCAACTTCGTGCTGCTGAGTTGAGTCAAAGTAAAGAAGTTAAAATGACTATTCAGCAGGCAAGATTGCTGTCTTTGGCACTTAATGAAATACAAGACAAGCTTCTTCAAGACTACAATGAATTGTTATTAAAACTTAAAACAACCACAGATAATGAAGTAATTACTATAACTATGGATGGCGGGGCGTTTCGGGAGAATTAAGGATAAATATATGCGTATATTTCGAGGATACGCAATGAGTCGCCCAAAACCAAAAGTCTTGCTTGAGTACACTAACAAGCAAAATTATAAATCAGAACAAATTCTGGAATCTGAAGCCATCTGGGCAGTATTCTACAAGAATGAGCCTTTTAATTTAAAGAGCTTTAATAGTCTTACTTCTTACCCAGGTCCTAAATATAAAAAAGTATCATTCAGTAATCCTGGCCATGCTCACAATCTTGCCAAAAAACTTAACTTAACTTTTGGAACTACTGATTTCCAAGTAGTTATGTTAACTGCTGGCACTATCGTGAAATGATATCTAGAAATACCCTAACCAAAATTTTCCTACAGCAGTGGGGCAAAAGTACAGACGATGCCAATTTAAAACTGTTTGGCCGCAAATGGTGGCAAAGTACAAGAGTTGGCAAAGATGATGCTTTTAGACTTAGCGACGATGGTTACGAGTTTTTGGTAAAAGAATTGGACTTAAAAGAGTACGAGATTCCATTTACTGAACCTATTGAACTTAGTCCCCAAACAATCATATTTTTGGAGAGATATGTAGACTGTCCATATTATCTTACTCCAATGTCAATCACTGTCTTTTCTGAACGTAAGAGTTTTGAGCTAATGTTGTTTTCTGACGACATTAGAAAATTTGGTTTGATAAAAGCCATGAACGAACGACAAAAAGAATTAGCCAATACTGACAAAAAATAAAAAATAAGTGTTGACTGTCTGCAACTAAGCCTGTATAATATATACATACAGAGTTAATTCAACAACGTATTTTTTTAACTAAGATAGGAAACAAGATGGCATCCGAAATCGTCAGTCGCACAGTTGGCCCTAGCGGCGCTAAAAAGTCTTTGCGTAAGGCTTTTAAAAACAAACGTCCAATCTTCCTTTGGGGTCCTCCCGGAATTGGCAAGTCAGATATTATCAAACAACTTGGTGCTGAATCTGAAGCACATGTAATTGACGTTCGTTTGAGCCTTTGGGAACCTACTGACATTAAAGGTATTCCATATTTTGATTCTAATGATGGCACTATGCGTTGGGCGCCACCAGCAGAATTGCCAAGTGCAGATTTGGCTAGCAAGTATAAAAGTATCATCTTGTTCTTGGATGAGATGAACAGCGCCGCACCCAGTGTGCAAGCGGCTGCCTATCAACTTATTCTCAACCGTAAAGTTGGTGCATATACATTGCCAGACAATGTTGTAATTGTTGCGGCTGGTAACCGTGAAACTGACAAAGGTGTTACATTCCGTATGCCTGCTCCGTTGGCAAATCGTTTTGTTCACTTGGAAATGACTGTTGACTGGGATGACTACTTTGAGTGGGCCGCTGAAAATCGTATCCATAAAGACGTAGTTGGCTTCTTGAGCTTTAGCAAGAAAGATTTGTACGACTTTGATCCAAAGTCTAGTTCACGTGCATTTGCTACTCCACGCTCTTGGAGTTTCGTATCTGAGTTATTGCATGACGACGATACCGATGCAGATACATTAACTGACTTGGTATCCGGTTCTGTTGGTGAAGGTCTTGCTATTAAGTTCATGGCTCACCGTAAACATGCTAGCAAAATGCCTAATCCTACAGATATTTTGGGCGGCAAAGTCAAGAAAATGGATTCAAAAGAAATCTCAGCTATGTACAGTTTGACTGTGTCATTGTGTTACGAGTTGAAAGATGCTTGCGAGAAGAATGCCAAAAATTGGAATGATCAAGTTAATTGCTTTTTCGAATTTATGATGAATAACTTTGAAACAGAATTGGTTATCATGGGTACAAAATTGGCTTTAAGTACTTACAAGTTGCCATTGGATCCAGATGAAATCAAATGCTTTGATGATTTCCATGCCAAATATGGCAAATACATTGCACAAGCTACTGAAAAGTAATTGGATTTAAAGCTATTTGACACCACCTTCGGGTGGTGTTATAATATATACTATAGCAAAACAGGAGTTTAAATGTCACATACAGATCCAATTATTGATAAAATTATCGTAGCACGAGTAGGATTACTACTTCGCCATCCGTTTTTTGGTAATTTGGCAACTCGTCTTAAAATCCAAGAAGGATCTGAATGGATGACCACGGCTGCTACAGACGGCCGTGTCATTTACTTTAATCGAGAATTTTTTGAACCTCTTAGCGTTAAACAAGTAGAATTTGTTATTGCACATGAAATTTTGCATAATGTGTTTGATCACATGGGACGGCGTGAAACCCGTAACCCACGAATTTTTAATATTGCCGCAGACTATTGTGTGAACGGACAATTAGTTCGTGACCGTATTGGTGATCATAATATTGATGGTATCAAAATCTTCCACGATGCCAAATACTATGGTATGGGTGCTGAGGAAGTTTACGACAAAATCTTCGACGAAATGGACGAAGAAGAACTTAACGCACTTGGTCAATTGTTGGATGATCACATTGATTGGGGAGAAGATGGCAAAGATGGTAAACCAAAATACTCTAAAGAAGAACTAAAACAAATCCGAGACGAGATGCGTGAAGCTACTATGCAAGCCGCACAGGCCGCGGGTGCTGGTAACACTCCTGCTAGTGTACAGCGCATGATTAAAGAATTGACAGAGCCTAAGATGAACTGGCGTGAAATACTACGTCAACAAATACAAAGCACTATTAAGAATGATTACTCATTTATGCGTCCTAACCGTAAGGGTTGGCATATGAACGCTGTGCTACCAGGTCAACAATTCCAAGAAACTATTGATATTTGTGTAGCAATTGATATGTCAGGATCAATTGGAGATGAACAGGCTAAAGATTTCTTATCCGAGATTAAAGGCATCATGGAAGAGTACAGAGACTTTAAAATTAAAGTATGGTGCTTTGATACTAAAGTTTATAATGAAGCTGACTTTGATGGTTACAATTTAGACGAGTTTGATTACTACGAACCAATGGGCGGCGGTGGCACTGAGTTTGATGCCAACTGGGATTACATGAAGGAACACGATATTCAACCTAAAAAGTTTATCATGTTCACTGACGGTTATCCCTGGGGTAGTTGGGGTGATGAAAACTACTGTGATACAGTATTCATTATCCACGGTAATGACAAGATTGTGCCTCCATTCGGCGAATACGCTTACTACGAAGAAGTTAAAGAAGCGGCATAAAATGGCACTTAAAAACGGCAAACCTAACCCCTTAAATTACTTTGACTTGAGGAGGGTAGAGTTTGCCTGTCCTCATTTTAAATATACAGTTATAGACAAATACAGTCCAAATACAATCAAATTATTTGATGCTTGGATACGTAAAAATTTAAATAACAGGTATTATGTAGGACAAGATATTACGCTAGATAATACTAACACTATCGTGTATTGCACACGTATAGGATTTGAAAGTGAAAAAGAACTGAGTTTTTTCACAATTGCCTGTCCACATTTACAGACAAGATAATTAAATGTGTACTTAATCAAAACAAGGAGATTCTAATGTCTGATGTACAAAATCAACCAACTGGAGCAGAAGCTGCTCAAAGCAACGATCTTACTATCAACGACTTAAACGCAATGAAAGTAATCATTGATATTGCCAGTTCACGCGGTGCATTTAAGCCAAATGAAATGGTAGCTGTAGGTCAAACTTATACCAAGTTAACTACATTTTTAGACTCAGTTGCTGCACAACAAGCTGCACAACCACAAGCAGGTACTCAACCAACTGCACCACAAACAAATAGTCAAGCTGTAGCAAACGCTGTTGCAGGAGCTTAATATGGCCCAAGAACTCAAACACGTGGGCCGTGTTACAGCCACTAATAAAAAATGTCTAGTGGCTTATCGCACCTTGCCCGGCGATGCATATAGTTGTTTAATTGTTCCTACAGAAAACATGCCTGACATTTATCACGATGCTATCATTAATCTAGTAGAAAGCTCAGCTGGACAAGAAGCCAACGAGTTTGCAGAAGCATTAGATCGTACACAGTTCCCAGACGGTAGTCGTATGTTGCCATGGTTGCATGTTAACAATCGATTGCTTAAGGCACCAACTGATGCTATCGAAATGACACCTGTTCCAGGTGCTGGTATTTTACTTAGCGAACTAAATCAAATTATTGCAGAACAACGCGGTATTGCAGTTGACGATTTAGCTATTAGTGAAGGTATCAACGACAAGAAGAAAGAGCCAACAGTTGCACAAGTTAACGAACTTGCTCCTACAGCCAAAGTTGTAGAAACAGAAACCACAACAGCATTAACTCCTGAAGCGCAAGCTAAAGAATATCGTTCTAAAGCTGATAAACTTGCTAAAGAAGCTGCCAACTATCGTAGACTAGCAGAGGAATTGGTTCCGACCAAGAAGCAAACTGTAAAATGACAAGAACTGGGAAGACTCTTCCCAAGGATGTCATAGCACTTTGGCCAGAAGTATTCGGTGATGTTAAACTTAATGTGTTACCTATTAGGTATCTTGAAACCGTTTTGGTCAATTTTAGAGATGGTAAAACTTGGGAAATTAAAATAACAGCTAAGGCAAGGCGCGAGGGGTGGCCGTCATTGGAACAAAGCCTATCCGAAATATGTAAATCATATGAAGATAGTATTGATAATATCGATTTTAAATTAGATACAGAGCGTGTGCGTAAAGATATAGAATCTAGTACACAGAAATTTTTAAAAAGAAAGAAGTTATAAATGAATGTTAAATTGCTTAGTTACAGCCAGCCAACTAAAGAATTTTCAAGCATGGGAATCTCTGATGCACAAGAACTCATTGCCTACTGTGCAAGAGTCAGTAATCCGAGCAATCAACTTAATACAGAAACCTCAGAAAAGCTCATACGATATCTTATCAAGCACCAACATTGGAGTCCTCTCGAAATGGTGTCCGCCTGCATCGAGATTACTACTACAAGAGATATCGCAAGACAAATCCTTAGACACAGAAGTTTCAGCTTTCAAGAATTCTCCCAACGTTATGCTGACCCAACAAAGGATCTCAACTTTGTATTTAGAGATGCTCGCAGACAAGATACCAAAAATAGACAGAACAGTATAGAGTTAGATCTTAATAACGATGCTGATCGATTTCTTGCAGCTGGTTGGGAAAATATACAGAATAGTCTGATCACTAAAGCTAGAGAAGCATACGATTGGGCTATTGTTAACGGTATTGCCAAAGAGCAAGCTCGTGCTGTATTGCCCGAAGGACTTATTGAAAGTCGATTATACATGAACGGTACACTGCGTAGCTGGATTCACTTTATTGAATTACGTAGTGCAAATGGCACACAAAAAGAACATCAGGAAGTTGCAATTGCTTGTGCAAAAGTCATTGCTGATATCTTCCCAATGACTACTGAGCTTATTTAAAAGTCTCCGGAGGAAACAGTTCAATATGCGCTTTGAACTGTTCTTCTAACCAATCATAATCATTAATCTTGGCCAGTGCGTCCGGATCATCTTTATAAGTTGTTCCATACCATTGCCCTGCACTAGCACCACCTTTGGAATATTCTCCAAACGTTTCATCGCCGCCCAAGTGTATCCAAGTATATAATCTATGTTGACTTTCTTCGTTAGATTGTCTACTAGATAATTTTACACATTCTCTAAATGCACTACGCCATGTGCTTAACGGATCAGTATTAAATTGTGTAATATTACTGACATCAGGCATTACTTTAAATCTGCTACTTATATTGGTAGTCATATCTAAAGTTTTAATATCCAAATTCAATGTTAATTTTGTAGGAAGAAGTTTTACTCCGCCATATCCGTATTCTAAACCATTGACTGGATTAATACTTCGCCAAACATGTACTATATCCTCTTCGCTGGGATCTAATTTAATATCAAATTTAAAACTAGGCAACAGTTTTGCATCAGCATCTACTACATAAAACATATTGGATTTTACTTGTTTGGCTGCTTCTATATGTGCTTGATGTATACCTTTGATACCGTTAACTCTTACAGTACGATTGTACGGAAAGGATGTTACAAGTTCAATATATTTACTTGTACTTTGAGTTTCGTTGTAACTGATAAATGCAATATCGTACATTATCTTTTCCTAACAATTCGTGGGCTGTTATTAAACACAGTTTTGAAAAATTTACTAGAGTCTTTGCATGGATCAAAAAGCTCTAGTCCACATTCATGTTTAAGTGTTTCTCCTAGGCCAGAAATTTCATGCCTTAACATATCATCTGTGACTTTACTGTATTGTGTTTCCCACTGTTCAGTTAACCAATCAAAATCACGTACATTGCTATAATCCCAATCAGTACAGTTGGTCAAGTATGCACCTTCTCTTGCTCCGTACATGCTCCATAGTCCGTTGGCTACATCTGCTCCGATATTACACCATACTAGCAGTCTATGGTAGTTTTGCCACCATATAGTTTTAAGATCTGTTACCTTAGCACCTTGATCTAAACTCATTTTTACGCCTTCTCGAAAGCCTGCTCTCCATGCTTGGAACGGACTGGCGTTCGTGAAACTTTCACTATAATTTTCATTAAATTGATAGTAACGTTCATCAAAACAAAACTCAACAAGGCCTTTGGTGTCGCTAGGATCTGAATTTTCATGTGTGCGCATGTTGTTGACAAATTCAGGAGTCCACATCTTAAGACCGCCATTGCCATACATTAGATGATTTACATGAACTTTTCCGCACCAACTAAAAACATAATCTTTGGTCAATCCTAATTCATCTAAGTCTATTTCAACTTCTAAAAATGCAGGGTCGACAATATTGTCACCGTCTACAGTAACAAAGTATTCTGTTTCACATTTTGCTGCACAGGCTTTATGTGCGGCATCACTACCTTTAACTCCGTGCACACGTTTAGCCCATGGCACTTTAGTTAATAAATCTGCATAATTTTTCTCAGCATTAGGTTCGTCATAGCTGAGGAAAACAATATCTTGTTCAATTACTTTGATCTTGCTCATTTAATTTCCAAACTTTTAATGAATAACGTAAACTTGATAAGTTAGCGGTTAAAGAAACCATATCGAGATTTTTTTCCCATTTATTTTCAAATTTAATAACAACTTTATCTTCGACTAATTTTTTTAAGTCTATTTCTATAGATCTTAATAAAAAATTAGGATCTTTTCCCAGTGTAACAAAGAAACTTATTGTACTAATAGGTAACTTGTTATCGTAATATTTTTGTCTAAAATCGTCTGATACAAAAAATACCCAATGCTCGTTAAACTGATCCCAGTGTACATAGATATCTGCCAAGTCTCGTTCTTGATCTATCCATACTAAAAATCTATTTTTAAAATTATGCTCTTGTATTATTTTTTTAGATACTAAACCGTTTACAGCAGATCCGTCTGATTGAATTACAACTCCAATATGAAAGTCGTTAAATTTATCTCTACCTGTAACTAGTCTATCGTATTCATCAAAAGAAACTTCTACAGCATGTGTATAGCTGTCGTGCCTATGATTATTAACGCTTATAATTTGATTAGATGTTGGATCATAATGTACATAATATTTTTGTACTGTTGGCTGATCTTCTATAATTTTACGTTTACGAAAAACTTTAGCCATGTGAAATATCCTTTAATTTGCTAATAATTTCGTCAGTTAAAAAATCTTTATCTACATAATGAAATACTTTATGTTGCAATATATTTGATACAGATAAATTATTACCAAAATTAGTTAATACAAAATCTTGCCAGCTAGTTGAATTAACTTGCCAATTTTGTAAATGTGTTTTCATATGCACAAATTCCAATGGACTATTAACATCTAGTATTTGTTCTTGCATGCCTGTAATTTCTATTGCTATTGCTGCCGCGAGATCCATACTCAACCAATTTTGATATTCTTCAGGTGCAAACTTATTCCAACACCATTCCCAATTATTACAGACAAATTCTAACACTCGATAAAACTCATAAGCTGTTTGAGATTTTTTAAAATAGTGTAGTGCACTATATGGACTAGTCAGATGATTAGCAATAAATGCCTTTCTATGAACACGATCCTCAACAACTTCCATTTTATAATTGCGAATTCGACTGGTATATTTTATATCATAATTGTTGCAATAAGTCCACCAAGATGATATATCTTCTAACAACAACATATCTGTGTCTAAAACAATTGTTTCTTCATACGGAGTTGCATGGTACAATTTCCAACGATTTTCTGCCCGATATGGAGATACTGTATCAGTGTTGCCAAATGGAATAGGAATTATATTATCAAATACAAGTTGGTATTCTTCAGGGACAGGATCATCTGTTACTAACGATATACTCGTTATAGTTTGACTATTACGAATACTCAATGCCAGTGCATAAGCCTGTCGAACATAATCAACATCCTCAGTATTTTGAGCTAAAACTAAAAATCCTCTAGACACCTGTACCTCCGTCGATATATCTACTAAGGCTAAATTTATTCATTACGTGAACATCTATTCCTTGTGTTTTTGCGGCAATGTATTCGCCCACATAATCTTTTTTCTCGAGTAAGAATTGTAATTGATTGTCTTGCATACTAACCAATAAATCTTTATCTTTAGTATATGTCATTGTGCCAGGTAATTCTGTAACAAAATTATCACCGCCCATAATATGTATAGCAATGCTAAATGCATAATCGTTTCTAAACAACATAGCATCTATATTATAAAGCATTCGGTAGTAATTCCAATTGGTTTTTATATAAGCAACTAGATCAAAAAACGCTTCAGTAGTTTTATTTTTTTCAAATATAAATGCCGTAGCCCAGTAAAAAGGAACACTGAACATGTTGATACGAGCAAATTCATCAGTGTTGCGCCACTCGGCAAGATCTATACTATTTGAATATATTTGTAATGGTATATCCCTATCAAATGCGGGTTTTAAAATACTGCTGTTGATAATATAATCGCTATCAATTACTAGAGTAGTATCGTATGGGGTCAAATCATATGCTCTATTACGTGCAAAATTTCGCCACTCAAGTGTTTTAGATGTCAACGCACCATCAAAGAAATTTTTACGCTGTGCAGACACTGTATAGTCTACATCTATAATTTGATCAAACAGGTGATCAGGACAGCTTTGTTCTAACCATCCTCTGCTGTCTGTGATTATGCTTACAGGCAAATCAAGATATCGTTGTGCTTGACGTGCTGAAAATACTGACAGTTTTATGTAATCTATATCAGCATTATTTTGAGCAAAAATTACGATGCCCTGACTCATAGATCCACTATGTCTGCAATCTTACGTTTAACTTTTATTTCGTTAAACTTGTCAGCATACGTAGACACAGTTTCTAAATATGTTGATACAATACTGTTTAGAAAATCTTCTAAATTATCAATTAGTACTGGAAAATTATTGCTGTCGACAAGTACAATATTTTCTGTTTTACCCAAATCAACTAGTGTTTTTACAAAACTAATTAATTCGTAGGTAATTTTAAATGTTGCACCATTGATATAGTGTATCAAATTTTGATTGTATTCTTCTAAAATAATACGTCTTTGATTTGATAATGTAGCCATGTAGTTAGCAACACCAAAGGCTTTTTCGATTCTTTCGTCCATAGATAACTCCGTAGCTAGTATAATATACTACTTTAATTATCTTGTCAATGGGTAGAGGTGATTATTTTATGATAAAGATTTGATAATATCCGCAAGCCTAACGTCTTCGGATTTGGTTATATCATCGCAAAACCAAATTGGCATGGTAACACGAATTCCTGATAACACAGGATTCACACCATGCTCGTTTGTACTGTCACTCAGATAACAGGCAAAAGATCCTTTAACAGGTTTGCTAATATAATCCGTGCCTGTTTCATTGGTAACAAATGTTTCGCCACCAGTAAAGTTATCGTTCAGATATGTAACACAGCTGACTTTTCTTGCGGCAAGTGGATCATTTAATTCGTATCCATCATCTTTATGGCGAGCCATTTGTCGTCCAGTACGCCATAATACAAGATGAGTAAACTCTGGATAAAGAGTTTTATTGAATTTTTCAGAAACTATTTCTGTAACCAATCGTCTATAATTAACAATCTTTTTCTTTAACTCGACATCTGCTAGGTCCCAAGGAATATATGTTTCGTCATCAAACCAAGGTAAAACGCTGTCTGTTGGTTGCAAATTCAATTTGTTTGTGATCATAAAATTATAGAGTTGATCGCAAGTGTCAGAATCCAGTGCGTTATCAACTCTAAAGATTGTTTTATAACCTGTATCGACGTAATTAAGGCCCATCGGCATGCCTCCATTGATTGCCACGTATCCAAGATGTAGCGACGTATTTTACACCTGAATCTACTGGCATTCCGCCGTGTAATGTTAGTTTGTTTATTTCAGCTGTATACTTGTAATCAAAAAATAACGCAGAACCCTTTCTAGGTTTAACGTTGATATTTAACGTAGGAAATTCTGTAGTGCCACCTGTAAAATCATCATTTAAATAAAAAATTATTGTGGCAACTCTGTCGTTATCAGTGGACACAATAGTGGGAGGAAAGTTAAAATAATCATTATGTGGTTTATAAAACTCGCCTGGTTTATACTGTAATACTTGCAATTGTTCTATATTAGCAAACGGGTAATTAGACAACTCTGCCGATCGTTCTGTAATATACTTAAATTTATCATTAAAATCATGATAACCGCTACTAGTACGCCACTCTGTGGGTTTTGACTGTTTAGTTTCAAGATCAAACCCCATAGATTTTTCAAAGTTATCTATGTTGGCAATAACATAATCGCACTCACTGCTAGTGAGTACGTTATGATAATAGACTACTCTAGGAGTATCATTTAAAACTTCAAAATCCATTAGGTAATAGTAAACGAAATCGAGCTGCCGCCGGTTGGATCTACTTGAGTATTATAGTCATCAGCACCGATAGTTTGAGTACCGGCTGCTGAATCTGGAGGAATATATACACTTAATGATCCGTTTGGATTACTTGGTGTAAATCCTGTTGTACTTACCAGTGTTCCGGCAGATCCTGAACAGTACCAGAATCCGCCAGTTGGAACTCCAGTAGTTGTATAGTAAGCAGTTACTGTGCCGCCAACCGATCCAGAAATACTAGTAGGAGAAACACTAACGAATGTTAATGTTGGGGCCGGTGCTGTTGCTAGTGTATATCCAATACTTGTAGATGCTGAGCCGCCTGGACCAGTTACTGTAATTGATATTGTATAAGATCCAGGAGTGAGTAAACCAGAAATAGTAAAGCTAAAGCCTGAACTTAATCCGCCTATAAAATTAACAGCACCACTGTGTCCGGCTGTATCACTCCAACTTCCGCTAGTAGCATTTGTTGAAGTCACTGCAACATCATAAAAATAACCTGTACCTGAGTACATAGTTGTATTTGGTACTGGTGCACCACTTGCTGTTACTGTTGGCGCAGGTGGTGGTGGATTAATTACCTGGACAGAATATGTTCTAACATCAATTGTTACTCCAAAGACAAAGGTAAAATTATAAGTGCCTATACTGCTGAATGATACTCCGGCAAAGACTCCATTACCTGAACCATCGAGCGTAGCAGATCCACTGGCTGCACCAGACCACTGTACTGTAGCGTACGGTGCGCCGCCAGACAAGTTAACGTTGAAACTTTGGTTAACATAAACTGTGCTGGGTCCTGATACAATTTCATTATAGCTTGGTGGCGGTGGTGGTACAGTTATAGTTGGACCGGTTTCTGTCGATAATCCATAAACATTAAAATAAGGATGGTAAGGAGAACCGCTAGAAGATGCAGTAAATGATCCCGAAATTGTCTGCGACGAACCAGTACTGTTTAAAGTGCTAGTTTGAGATATTATAGTAGTACTTGCACTATTAAATACTTCTAACGAATATGATTGACCTTGTGGATAATTGACCACAGCATATACTGTTACACTTTGACCGTTTGTAGGACTAGTTGTGCTAGCTGTAAATGCTCCGTAAGTTGTTGGTGGTGGAGGTGGTGGAGGTGGTGGAGGTGTTGGATCAGTTACTGTTAAAGCTATACCCACTGCACCGGGTATGTATCCAGTTATATCAAACGATCCGTTAACGACCAAACCTGTATAAACTACTGAAAATGGGCTGCTAATAATTGTTTGTGGGTTAGTACTAATAGTGCCAGATGTTCCATTAGCAATATAAGTTTGGCCGCCGCTACTAGCCAACCAGTTCCAAATTTGTCCAACTGCATTATAAACTGTTATTCGTAATGTTACACTGGTACCACCAACTACAGTAGTAACGGGATTTGATCCACTATAGAATGCAAAATTACTAAGACTAATTGCAGGTGGTGCGGACACTGTTATGGTTGGGCCAGAACTTCCAACGCCACCAACTGTAAGTATACTTGAATATGGACCGTAATTGCCAATACTATAATAACCAGTGAATGTACCTGATAATGTTTGCGGACTGGTTGAAATTGTACCAGTTGCATTAAGAACTGTTGCACCTCCACTAGCTGGTGCTGCTGTTGCAACTATTGACCACGTTGATCCTGGAGCAAAATTAGTTGCAGTTGCATTCATAGTTACTGTTCCACCGTCACTTACTGGATTAGGAGATGCTGTTAGTGCACTGGTAGTTGGTATGCCAAAACTTATAGACTGACTTTCTGTTGTTAATCCATTGATATCAAACGAAGCTAGATAAGGTTGACCACTATATAATGCTGTAAACGATCCGGTAACTGTTTGTGGATTAGTTGAAATTGTACCTGTTGTATTAACTACTCTGTTATTGTTTGTATCATACACAATTAAAGAATATGCTAGACCCGTTGCACTATTTGCAACTGCACTCACTGTAACTGATTGTCCAGCATATACTGGGCTAGGGCTAATAGTAAATGCACCGTAGCTGGGCGGTGGAGGCGGTGCAGGTGGCGCAGGTGGAGGTGGCGCAGGTGGTGGTGGCGCAGGTGGTGGAGGTGCAGGTGGTGGTGGCGCAGGTGGTGGAGGTGCAGGTGGTGGTGGAGTTACTATTGTGCCGCCAGTCATTGTAGCACTATAACTAGGTAAATTAACTTGAACACTAGATCCGGTAGCGTAATATGCTTGTACTAGACTAGTTAGCGTACCTTCAATATTTTCATCTGTCCCGCCAGTTGACAAGTCAGCAAATTGAATATCAAAAGTTATTACAGTTCCACCAGCATTAATGCTTGCTAAAATATCATATTGATTATTTGTATAATATGGACTCGATGTTTTCTTCTGAAAGATATTCTGTGGTGTAGTAGTTAGTTGGTAAAATCCAATACTGCTGCCAATAGTTGTATAAGATCCTGTAGTAGATGTACCACTTATATTAAACGTAATTGTTCCAATATTAGTCAATAACATGTTCCAGTCTGCATCCTTGGCATAACTGGCATCAGCAGATCCGTGGCCTGGATAACCAGGATAATTGATCAGGCTAGCACTGAATTGAAAATTTCCACCAGAATTAAAATAGTATCTAGCAGCCGCTGCTGAAGCAAATGTTAAAGTTACTGTATGATGAACTGTTCCGTTCCATGCAGTAGTACGTTGTCCTGACGAAAATGAAGTAAGACTAGCTTGACTTGACGGCGGTGTAGCATTTACATTGTTATAAATTGAAGTTGCCAATGCTGAATATAATGCATAATCTGCTGATGTAACTTTTGCAGATGTAGTTGGAATTGATGGAATTGTTAAATTTCCAATACTGCCTTGGTGTGTATATGCGTTAATTAAATCGTTACGTAGATTTCTCCACTGAGTGACTGTAATTGTAGGGTTTCCGACTATCTGACTACTGGTGTATTGTGGACTAGTTTGACCATAACCATATGTACCAGATCCTACCCCCATTACAGAAGCAACTTTTGATTGCAATGCATTATAATCACTAGCAAGAATTTTTGATCCAACTGATGGGGTTGTTGCCATGTTCTACCTTTTATTTAAAAACTATTTATTTTAAAGTATAACACACTCGACATTTTTTATCGAATCTGTTAAATTTGTTTCCAACGCTATGGCAAACACCAATGTGTTATCAGTAGCCAATTCTGCGTATCCATTATTACTAGCAGATAATCTTTGACCTTTAGTGATCGGGCCAATTACTTTGACTGGAACTCGTCCTTTTAATGCTACATAAACGCCGCCTACTAGTGTTTGATTCATTCTAAACGCAGGATGTTCACTAATAACACCAATGGCTAAATCGCCCTTAGTACTGGCTGTAATTTCAGCTTTGCCGCCAATGCTAACAACTGTACCAGTTTCATATTCGGCATCAGCAAGATATTTTTCAGCCAAGTCAGCATAGTTTGCTGTAGTAGCTGTACCGTGAATAACATTTGCAAAAATATCTTGGTTGCTATCTCTACCAACAATTGTATTTGCACTACTGGCTGTAGTAGCAGATACAGGTGTACCACCTAAAGACAAATAATTAGCATTAGTAGCTGTACCAATAAAATTAGTCGCATACACATTAGCCCATGTTGCTGAACTACTACCAATATTGTTTATATTAGTGCTAGTATAACCATTTGCAGGTAACTGACCTCCTGGTAATAAATCAGTACCTTTAATTGTCAATGGATAATATGTTATTGGTGAATTGTTATTAGTTGTTTGGAATAAAATAGAATCGCTAATTTTATTTGAAATTAACGGAGTTTGTCCGTTATTAACAATACTCACTTGTAATTTTGTAGAATAAGTGCCACCTGAGCCGCCTACTGTATAACCAAAATCTGAAAAACTTACGGATGTACTGAATGACGGATTTATTGATGTCAAATAACTGCTGGCCGGAAGTCCATTTAACTTTTCTGCATTTGTAGCTGTTCCCCAAAATCTATAACTAGAACTGCTGTTTGTTATGCCGTTATCAGAATTTCTTGTGTATGCTAGGGTAATACCCTGATGTATTTTATCAAATCCTGTAATAGAATTAATCGAAGGATCTAATGTAAATGGAATAGTATCGGGACTAATAATAAAAGCTACTTGTCCGTTTACAATAGCTTGAATAATATCATGTGTTGCACCGTTTTCGAGATCTTTAACCGAAATACTCTGCATCTCGGTTGGCAATGCACCAGCTATACCTTGTGGGCCAATTAGTGTAAAAGTTGTACCGTTATATACAAATAACTGATCACTAGCTGTATCAAACCATAAATCGCCTGTTGTTAGCCCTGTGGGTTGTACATTGCTTACTTCGGTGCCGCCAGCCGTTCTAAATTGACTTCCGTCGTAAAATTTTAATTTTAAATTTGCACTGTCAAACCAAACTTGGCCAGCTAGTGGGTTGGGTGGTTGGGTGGTGTTAGCAAAATTTTCTAATAACCACACAAAATTATCGTTTTGTGACTGGCCGTAACCGGCATAATTTTTACCAATTAGGGTAAGATCGGTGCTTGTATCAACGGTACCGTCCGCAACTGTAGTTAGTAAAGTACCATTATAATGCTTAATCGTATATGACATCTCGCTCGTTCCTTATTCCTAGTATTTATACCGTTTTAGCTTTTAATTTTTAGACAATATCAAATTGCCAACTCCACGTTCCGCCTATTAATATGTACTCTTTTAGTGTGCTATCTGAGCATTGAACCCTACAAATTGTTGAATTTCCGTGCTCGCTAGGAGGAAAAATCTTGCTCAATAATGATGTTCCAATTGTAGTGTTATTATATCCTGTGGTTATTAATCCAATGCCTAACGGTGCTGTAGTTACTTGGGTAATTACATACTGTTGGTTAGCAGCGTCCAAACTAGATTGAGGGCTTTGTAAATTGCTAATTCTTGCGCCTGAAACATCAACTGTGCCGTTGCCTTTTGGAGCCAGATATACAGTACCGGTTGACTGGGAGCCATTTACATAACTAATTGTACTACCGTTAAAATATAAATTACTTGCTTGTAAATTTGTTAGCACACCTACACTAGTTAGCGAAGATCCAGTTATGTTAGATCCTAGACTAAACTGAGTATTATTTGTATTGACACTTACTACTGGTTGCCCGTTTAGGTAGTATCCGGCACTAGTTCCCGATGATCCAACGTTAACAAAGTCTGAAAAATTCCAATAACCTGCATTAGATGAACTGCCGCTATTACTTGCAGAAGCACTCCAGGATATTACTTTATTTGTGAGACCAGCAACTGTTATTCCGCCGCCACTGGCAGTAGTATCTGTAGGAGTTTGAGTTTGTCCTAATACTATATTTTTATCCGCAATGGTTACTGTAGTACTGCTAATTGTTTCAGTTGTACCATTAACAGTTAGATTTCCTTCAATAATTACATCGCCTGCAACATCTAACATTGCCTGGGGATTAATATTATAAATTCCCACACGCTGATGCTGAGTATCAAAATGCATTGCTGTTTGTAGACTACCAGATGTTTGCAAATTAATTTCAAAATTTTGATTTATAACATTTGATTGTAATTGAAATGTATTATTAAAAGTATTGAATTTTAACGTAACATTAGAATTTATACCAAGTGTTAACGGATTGGCATTTTGTATTGTAATTGATCCGTTAGTTGTACTATTTCCGTCAACACTTAAAAAACTTTCTGCTGTTTTTAAACTACCATCTGCAGCTAATAAAGCATTTGCTTCAGTAGCAATTGCATTGAAAATTACACCAGGATAAGAACTTGTGTTAAATCCAACATGTATGACATCGCTTGTTGCTGTTAATGTTGAAGGACTACCTGAAGACCCAACAGTTGCACTTGTACTAACTGTATAAGTTCCTGTACTGCCTGTATCTCCGGATAACTGACTAGTAATTTGTGTATTCAATAATACATTTATACCAGAAACAACTTGTCCTACGCTCATGTTACCCGAAGTAATTGATACAACTGTTAACATATTATTTGTTTGATAGCCTATAAATTGCGCCATGCTTGTAAAGCCTGCAATTGGGCTAGCAGGAATAAAAGTATTTTTACTAAAAATACCTAATATTGTACCAGCAACATACAACACAGCAATAGTATGACTTTGACCATTAATATCAACTACAGATTCTATGTTAAATCCACTAACTCCCTGACTACTACTATACAAAGGTCCTGCTAATTTTGTCGATATCCCATCATTAAAATATAACTGACCATTTGCATTGTCAATCCAAATATCTCCAATAGTTATTCCGCTAGGAGGTGTTGGACTTACAATAGTTCCGCTTGTACCAGTAAAACCGCCGTTGGCATATACTTTTAGACGATTCTCCGAAGTATCGTACCATAGCTGTCCGACTACAGGATAATTTGGTTGGGTAGTGTTGGCAAAATTTTCTAAAAGACGTATAAAGTTATCATTAAAAAATCCACCATAACCTGTAGCATTTTTGCCAACAAGTGTCAGATCCGATGCTGTTTGATTAATTTGCCCGTCAGGAATAACAGTTAATGTGGTTCCATCGGTATGCGTTATAGTATAGCTCATTTTAAATATTACCAGTAAAAATTATATAGTTGATAGTCAAATACGGGTTCATAATGTTAATTGGAGAATTTGAACTACCATTTACTCCGCCTGTATTTGAAATTGCAGAACCTGTACCAGCTCCGCCAGTAGTTCCTTTGTTTGGTTGAGCTGTACTATCAGGAGCTTCATTGGGAGTATTCACAGCAAAATATTGGCTGTGTCCATTATTAAGTGTATGAGTATGATCGGGTAAATTACTAGATGTTAATTGAGTAGTACCTGTAGCAGATGTATTTCCTAATCCAACAACACTCGCTGTAGATTCATTAACTCGTTTAGCAGAAGAACTTGCGTTGCCGTTTAAGTCTGTTGTAGTACTAATTAAATTACCAGATCCATCTGAACTAGGTACAGTAGTCCCATTGTTCATATTATCGGCGCCAAGTGGAAATCTTCCTCTTAAATCGGGCAATGCAAATGTGCTTGCGCCTTTTAATAAAGTTCTATCTTTATAAGTAAATAGAATTTTTGAATACAATGTTGAGTATTCGCTAATTAAAACTTCAGAACCGTCACATAACAGATATCCTGTTGGTACAACTGTACCGGCAAACGGTAATATAGTTCCAACAGGTATTACAGGAACATGAGATAACAACACCGATTTTGGCATTTGTAACAATCCTGTACCTGTTCTATATATTAAAACTGAATCAGTATCAAATGAATCAGTTGCAGGTGTCTTAGACGATACAAAGTTTTCACTTATTTGTGTACTAAAAATTGCAGTACCATTTTCAGTTTGT